TCAAACGTCATCCCATGACGCTGCGAGTGCTTTGGCCTGGTTGTCAACGGGAACCACTGGCGCGTCCCCGCCGTCCACCACAATCGAGCCGTCCCGTCCGATCATCACCCGACGCACGCGCAAACCGGCGCTCTCCGCGGCTTTGACCGCTCGGCGCACTTGAGCTTTGGTGAAGCTAGGATTGCGGCTCATTGAAGTATTCTACGCTCGTTTTCGGGTTTCTGGAATGACTGACTTACTTGAAAAATGATGACTGACTGGCGCTAGCGATTTCAATCGGTTGTCGAATTTGCGCGGTCTGCCGGAGGGATCACGGTGAATGGCCCGTGAACCGGGTGCTTCTCCGCGTTGAGCATCTGCGCGACCGAGAGGACAAATGGCACAGCACGCGGCCGGCGACACATGACGTATCCCTTCACAGGCTCGCACATGACGGTGATGTTTCCGATATGGTCGAACCACCGTTTGGGGAAGGGGGCGAGCGGGTCCAAAGCGTATTTGACAGGCTCGCTCACGGCTTCACCTCCGGGGTGGCAGGTGATCCCACACGACGGAGCACGTCCCTGATCTGCTCAATGCCGGTGTTGGGGTGCATTCCGTTCGGCCACATCTGGGTTGAGAATGGCGCCCGTGACAGGACGTCTTCCGCCATCTCGAGCGCCTCCACCAGAGCATCAATCTGGTCCGCGGATTCGATGGAAAGCGGCGACCGCATATCGCGCAGGATGCCTCGGATGTCAGCCATGGTCCGGCGCTCCTTTCACACGACTGAGCACCGCGTCGATCGCCGGCAGGAAGGTGTCATAGTTGGCTTCGAAGTGCTTCGAGCTGGCACATGCAGCGCCAAGGTACTCGATGCGAGCCCGTGCCATTTCCAGCGCCTTCACCAGATCCGGAAAGGCGTTGCAGGCCTTGACGATGTAGGCGGCGTTCGCCTCGCACTCCTCGTGGCTCAGACCGTTGAGCTGGTTGCAGTCGGCAATCCAGTCCTCGCCGCGCCGCGCGCTAATACTCGCCTGATCATCTTCGACCGCCCAAGGCAGTACCGTATGCTTAAGCTTACCCATTGGACGGCTCCGAGCTCTCCTGGGGAGTGCGATTGATGTCCCGGAAGGTCTCGGCGCCATGGGCGATGAAGTCGCGGCGCAGCATGTCAAACTGACGGTTGCCGCTCATTCCGACGACCATCAGCCAATGCTCAAGCTGGGCAAGCGCGTTGGCGCAGGCCAAATAGCGCTCCGGGAACGGCTTCTCGAAGTCGAGTTCGCGCGTCGTCTTAGCCATGTTCTATTCCCCCTGGGTACGGTAGTCGTGCGAAGGGACCGAGCAACTGCGGGGGCTGGCGCGTCCGCCAACCCCACGCAGCCAGAGCCCGTGATGTGTGTTGATCCGCCTGGTTCTTAGGGGCGAGGCGATCGCAATAAGCCCCACTTCTCTCCGGCGGCAGACATCCGGGGTTCGCGTCAATAGCACGTTCATTCCGCTGCCTCCAGTTGACGCGCCAAGGCCGGCGCATTGGATCTGAAGACGGCGCGGGCAAACCCAAGCGGGGCAGCGCTGCGCACGTCGCCGCGATCGTCGGACGGGCTGGCGAAGTGGATGCGGTTGTCAGGCGGGCCAAGATGCGGCGCCGGGCACGGAGGCGGCATCACGAAGCCGTTGCCGGCCCAGATACAGGTCTTCTTGGTGTAGTTGTCGTCCTCGCACAGGCTGGCGTATTCCCACGGGTGGAAGTAATAATCCGGCTTCCCGAGGTGCGGGATGCTCGACACCATCGTCACGGGGTTTTCCTGCATCCATGGAGCGCCGGACCAGTCGGCGATCTGCCGGCCGGCCTCGAACATTTCTAGGGCGTCCCGCAGCATCATCCCGCCCTTCTTGGCGAAGTCGCGGGCGCCGCTGACGGCAGTATGGGTGCAGGGCGTCTGCACGATAACGAATGACGGCGCCTGCGGAGTCGGTCGGCGATAGGTTCGGACGTCACCCCAGACGTAGTGAATGACGCCACGGCCGACCCGCTCAGACCGATCCTTGCGGATCGAGTGCTGGATATCGACGCACCAGCATTCGTAGCCGGCTTCAGCCCACGGCTGCGCCATGATGCCAGTATTATCGCAAAGGCTGATGACTGCCCCGAGCATGCGTCAGCCTTCCTAGGTCTGGTGGTGAGGGCGCGAAAGCGGGGATGCTGGTAGCGGCTGCCAATGCGTAGCCTGCCCATGCCGCGACATGTTGCTGACGCCGCCACGCCTCCATCCTCGCGAAGCCCAGCCGGTCTCACAATTCCACTGGTCTTCCTCCCACCATCCAAGCAGCACATATTTCTCATGTGGCGCCGTCTCGATGGGCCGCCACGATGTCTGCGGTGCTGCTCTGAAGTCCTCAGCCGTCGAGATCGGTAACGCGTCGATCTCGCTCAGAACGAGTTCCAAGATTCCGCGATGATCGTCATCCTGGCCGATCAGGATATCGCGGACCTTTGACCGCTCAACGTAGCAGGTTGCATCAGTCGCGGCAGATGAGCGCTGAGCTATCGCGTTCTCGTACAGGCTCTTGTACATGCCGGCCTCATTCTGAAGCTCGGCGAGCCTCTCCTTCTCGACCGGAGCGGCCGGCGGTTGGGCGGCGATGGTGGCAGCATATAGTTCTTGCACCCGCTTGGCTGCCCTGCGGATGCCAGAGTAGGTTAGCCCCTCTCGTCCGATGCATTCGGCAATAGCGTCGTGAAGCTGCTTGATGTCGGGCCACAGCGTTGCTTGGGCAAGACCATTGGACGGCGGATAGGCGTGGTTCAAGCCGGCGCGCACCATCGCAATGCTGCGGCAGATTGGGCAATCGTCTTCGTGGTGATCGCCACCATGCTCATCGAGCCAGCCGGCTTCGTGGATAATGAGATCCAGCGCCTCATCTGGCGTGTCTGGACCGTCCTCATCCCAGCCATGCTCGGTCCCAGCGGACAACTGGCGCCCCGTGCCGCAGATGTAGCAGGCAGGATCTTTACCGCCGCAGCGGCTGCAAAACTGTCCGATGTCAGTCATGGGAGTTGCCCTGTTGGAGAGGAACAGAGGAAGCCACCATCCGCTCAAAATTGTAGATCGCGTTTTCTCGGGTTGACCCTGTAGCTTCGTCGCTACCCGAAAAGACAATCCAGGCTCCATCCGGCCAACGCGCGCGTCGGAGCTTTTGAACTACAGCCGTCAGTCCGGCTATCTTGATCGTCTCGCGCATTTGTCTATGCCCGTTGTGGAGAGGAGAGGGCGGAAGTGGTCATGCCCGGCCCTTGATTTCGGGTTGGCCTTCGAAACGAGCAATCATCTCCTTCATGAGCGTCACCACGTCTTTGCGGTCGGCGCCGTTTGATATGAAATTGCATCGGCCATCGCCGACGTTACCGAACGGGAAGACGAGCAGAACGAAGCCCGCCTCCCGATCGGCGCCCTTGGCGTCGCCATTGAGGAATTCATCCAGCGTCGCAGCGATAGCCTGCATTTGCTGGCGGTATTTCTCCTGGATCGGCGCATCGCCAAGGGTGTTGCTCATGACGTCAGTTCCTTAACGATCCACATGACCGACTGTTCGAGCGAAGTCATCGCCAGCGACGAGTAACGGCCGGTCTTGACCTTGGCGAACACGGCCTCCAGCTCAGCGGCCTTGTCCTTGATTTCGTCGTGCAGAGCCTTCTCGTCGTCGCTCAGCGCCCGATACTTCGGCCGGAAGCGGCTGACCGGGATGGCAGTGTCGGCCTGCCTGCCGTCTGGTTGACCTTCGTAGACGTGTGCCATTGGGATCTCCGTTTGGCGGTGGGTGGTTCACAAGTGAGGCGATGTCACCGAGCACCTGGGCTCGGCAAGGCGACGTCGGCAAAAGTCCATGACGCTGTTGGTAGGGGGATCATCTGGAGGTATTCCACAAACGCTCTCCCGCGCGACGTCAGCGCGTAGCGGGCTTTGAGCTGCCCATCTCCAAATCGCTCGGGCGTGAATCCCTCGTGCCGGATCATGTCCTCAGACAAGAACCAATCCAGCGCTTCCTTCACAGCCGGCGCCGAATGGTCTCCGTTGCGGTAGTCAGCAGCACGGCAATGGTAATGAAGCAGGATCTCGATGCAGAGCGGGCTCATTGTGGCCTCTACGATGAAATGACGCGGAATTTGCCGTTCTTCTGGACGATGATGGTCGCGTACCAGCTATTGCGACGGAACTGGTTGTAATCGGTGTTGTAGACGTAGCCCGACCGGACCAAGTGGCAGACAGCATCAAGCAGGGTTTCAAACTTCATAGTCATCCCCATTGTCGTAGCGTCACCGCGCCAGCGCCATCAGGCCATTGACGATCAACGCCATCAGCAGACCGGCGCCGCTCGTCGCGATGAAAATCCAGATTGAGATCTGACTGACCGGGCCCATCATGCGAGCACCGCCAGCGCGACACCGACCACAATCAGCGCAACTCCAACCGACCACGGTGGACCGAACAGAAGCATCACGCCGAGAAAGATGATGACGAGATGCATTAGCGCCTCACTTGTCTGTTGATGACTTCCTGGGCGAGCTCGTGATCCCCACTTGCGGCGTGAAGGCTGAGCGCGAGAACCCAGGGATTGACCCCAAGGTTCGTCCAGAAATTCTTCTCGTTGCCCTTGTGCTGAACATCATGGCAGCGACCGCACAGCGGAAGCGTCCATTTATCGTCCGGCTTCTGCTGCATCCCGGTCGAGCGCTTGCCGAACTCGAGATTGTCCGAGCGCAAGTGCGCGGCCTGGGTCTCGATGTCGTTCCCGCACGACACGCAGGGCAGAGAGCGGATGAAATCCAAGTGGGCTTCGTCATGGATGCGAGGCTGGCGCTGTCTCATTGCTGAATGGCCTTCCAGGCCTGGAATTGATTATCGAGCGATTGCCAGACGGCCTTCGCTACCGGGTTCGTGTTGAAGTGCGCCCGCGAATTGACTTTGCAGTATGAGCGAACAAACTCTGCGGCGTTGTCGGCGCTCCCTGGTAATGTCATGAGCATCTCTTCCTTCAGAAAGGCCCAGAACAGCGGCTCGGCACATCGAATGCCGGCTTGGGCTGACGGCTGAAGATCGCGCCAGTTCTTGCTCTGCTTTTCCTCCGGGGCATCAACAATCGTTTCGACCCGACCGCCCTTGAGAGCAGCAATACCGAACCACCTCTCGTTGGCATGGTTCGGCATCCCGCCAAGGATTTCATAGGCGTTGTCAGAATCCGCCAGCGGCACCTCGAAAACGATCTGCACAACGCCCCTCGTCTTAACGAGCCTCCAATCGCTGTACGTCGCGCGAAATGCCGCTGGCGTATTCATTAGAAGGGCACCTCGTCTGAGAGGTTGTCGCTCACGCCGCCGGTCACGCGCTGCGGTCCTGTGGAGATCGGATCTTCGCGACGGGGCTGGGCCTCGCGATTATCCTTCGCCGTGGGCACACGGCAGCGGATGGCGTCAACCACCTTGCCCTGATAGTCCGTCTTCACCGAGAACAGGATGAGAGGCTGGTCGAACCAGTCGTCCGTGTCGTCGCCGTATCCGTCGCCGATCGTGTTGGCGTTGGTCTTGTTGAGGACAAGGCCCTTTTCCTTGCCCTTGAAGTAGAGAACGATCTTCTTGTCGGTCCCGATGGTTTCACGTTCGGCGCGGCCCATGGTGACGCGGATTTCGCGCCCGCCGAGATCGGATGCCTTCAGGTATTGTGATGGAAACTCTTCGGAGATTTTCATGTCATGACTTTCTGAGTTCGTTGCGATATGATTTGAGTGCGTTGTAGAGGTCGAGACCGGGCGACGTGTCCGGGCTCATGTTGAGGAGTTCTCGGTTCTGCTTCTCTCCTGTCCACCAATCGATGAGATCGTCTTCCGTCCTCGCCAGTCGCAGCACGATCATTGCTGCGGTGGCGTACTCAAACACCGCTGTCTTTCTGTCCATCGCGGCGCCTCACGAACATCGGGCAGAAGCCGCCATTGATGCCGGCGCAACGCATGTACGGCTCTTTGTCCACCCATGCAGTCGGGGCGATCGGAGACAGCCCTTCAAGCCTCGGAAACTTCACGCACACCCAGCGAGACGGCCCCTGCTTGCGGGTCTCCGCATGCACGTTGTCGCAGTCCTCGCAGGGTGTCGGCGTCATCGGCGGAACCCCACCACGTTCGAGGCTTCCGTATCCATCGCGCGCAGCTCGGAAATGAGCAGGTCAATCCGGCCCTTGATCGACCACAGATCGGCCTCCACCTTCGGAGTGAAGCAGGGGGCGGCGATTGCATCAGCCCGCAGCTTCACCAGCTCGGCGGTCGCCAGCCACGCATCACGCGCGGCCATCTCGACCTTGTACTGCGCGATTTCCCTTGGGGTTTGCGGCTCTTCACCCATGTCGTTTTCCATCACTCTACGCAGTTCCTGAAGTTGAAGATCGTATTCGGACATGACACCCATGGTTGTCCTCACAGTGCGAAAGCTGCTGCGCCAAAGAAGGCCAGGAAGAAGCCGATCAGCACGAGGCTGTTCTCAATAATTTCCATACGGGTCATGGCAGGTACTCCGGAAGATCCTTGACCTTCTCGTAATGAGCCTTGGCGGCATCGATGGTTTCGAACGTGTCCACCGTGATCCATCGGCCAAAAATGAAAAAACGCTTCCAGAAAAGCAGGCTGAACGCGGAATAACGCGAGCATCCCGGAGTGAAATCGATCTTGAAGCGCATCACGCTTCCTCCATCTGCTCGAGAAGGTCAGCGATGGCAGCCGCTTCAGTGTCGCCGTATCCAACCGGGGACTTCGACCACCAGCCTACGGAGTCGCATTCCGCCTCGTAGGTGTTGCGGTCGATCGCGCGCCACTGGTTGTCAGGCTGAAACTCGGTATCAATGTCGATGTGGTCGGGGATGGAGAGGATGACAACCATGTTATGCAGCCTCCACGCGGAAGCAGTTGGCGAACGCCTCGCCGCGACACATCGCCACGAAGTCTCGCTGTTTGCGGGAAAGCTCCTTGCCGTCCTCGGCCCAGCGGCTGATCACCACGCCGCAGATGTCGTCCGTCGCATCGCGCGACGTGCCGTTGGCGAGGTCGATTGCAATGACTTGCCGAAGGTTCTCGACATCTTCGGCGACATCCACGATGACCGTGGCGCGGTCTACGAGATCGCCGCTGATGTAAGCCTCATGCCGGCCACGAAGGATGAAGAACTGTTCGGTCGGGCGAGATAGGCCGACAACGATCTCGCGAACATTGGAACTCGGAAGCGGCGTGTGCTGGTTCATAGTGGGCTCCCCGTGCTGACGAGCCAACTCATAGCATTACTGAAATTACAGTGCAACTGAAATTCGTAGCAATACTGAAATTATTTTTTGGCACGAAAAAACCGCCCGAAGGGCGGTCTTGGAGGCGGTGGTCTTATTGGCAGGTCGTCATGGCGCCCGTGCGCAGGCAGGTTATGGGAGGGGGCGGGTCATAATTCGGGACCGGCTGCTGCACCACAATTGTTTGGGGTGCCGGCTGGACCGGCTTGGCGGCTGCGGTTTCCAATTGTGCCCGACATGCGACATAAGCGTCGGAGCTGGGCTTAGCCCCATAAGAACGGCATTTCTTGTCGTCCAAATATAACTGTCTCGCAACAGGAGAGAGGGCGATGAGCGTCGCCCGGTCCTTGTCGAAGCCATCCGCCGTGGCGAGGTTGTAAAAAGCCTGTTGCTCTGCCGTTAATCTACCCTCCGACTGCTGAGTTACGCAGCCGGCGAGCAGGAGGGCGGCGAGCAGGGCGGTCCTCATGAATCTGTCCCGGTCTTGCCCACCATCTCTTTGGCGACCTCCAAGAGGGTGTTTTTCTGGCCTGGTTTGGCCCGCTCCCAGAGCGACCAGATGGCGTTGTCGTCGGTCGGGTCCACTTCCAGGATCTGGCCTGGCGTACACTGTAGGAGCTCGGCCAGCTTCGCGAGCCCTTCGTCGCTGTAGCCTTGTTCCCCGCGCTCGAGCTGGGACACATTGCTGACCGACCAGCCCATATATTCGGCGACCTGTTCCTGGGTCATCCCTCGGTACTTGCGCCACTGTCTCAGGAAGATCCGGCGCCGCTGCTTGAAGCGGGTCTGGACCTGCTGGGGGGTACTCGGTCTTCTAGCCATACTGAAAGTCTAGCCGCAGTGCGAAATGACGGAATAAAGCAATACTGAAGAAATCGCTTGCGGGCGATTTTCAGTAATGCTATGGGTTCGCTATGCAGCTTTCAGATTGGCTTTCTCAGCACGGCATCAAACGCAAGGATTTTGCGGCGCGGATTGGCGTCTCACCGCAGACCATCACGGGTTGGTGCAAGGGAACCTTCTGGATCAAGCATGATCAGGCGAAGGCAGTCCTCAAGGAAACCGGCGGCGCCGTAACGCCGACCGACTTCCTTAAGATGGACGAGGCCGCTCAATGACCAGCTCGGCGTCGCCTGTCCATCATTTGGGCGAGATTGAACGCCTCCTCGGCGGCCGACTGGCAATAGTGGCAGAGCGCCAGCAATCGCTCGGGGTTGACGACGACGGTATAGAGCCATTGAGTTTGACCGAAGCGCTTTGTCCCGAACACCATTCGAACATCGGTCCCGTCGATCTCGGTTCGTACTTCGCTGACATGATACTCCGGGATTCCGTATGTATCCGGCGCATCGGCCGGCATCTCCAATATTCCCATTCCACACTCCCCGACTGCTGCCACAGTGGCCCGCCGGGAAATATTTGCAACCACACCCACAGATTTCAAAGTGACAAATACGTACATCAGTATTCGTACGGAGTATGCTCGTCATTTTATCTTAATGCTTGCTCGCAAAACGGGGAATTCGCGCGTTTTGGTTGTGCCGATATTCCGGCGCATGAACGGAGTTTCCAATGAGGAACATTCGTTCATCGGATTTGAGCAACCGGGCTGCGACGTCGGGGGGTGAACCATCGCAGCCCGGTCCTCACGGCGCGCATGATACGCAACGCGCCCATCTGAACTCGTCGCCGGCATCGCCCTCCCTTGGCCGGTCAAACTCGGAGCGCCTTCGGGCTGCTCCGCTTTCTATTCCATTACCTGCTGCCTCCATCCTGGCGCCGGTAACTTCGCTCAAAGCGATCAATCTGGCGCAGGCCATTCTCGACGGCCTTTGCGCGGTCATCTGCTTTTTCTTTTTCGCCGCGCTCGTGGGGAGTTTGCCGCTCGCCGTCGCGCTGATGGTCTTGGGAGTTCTCTAGGTATCTGACCACGTTCAGCGTTGCCGCGCCGAGCGTGATGAAACTGAGTTCTTCGTTGTCGTTATCGTGTGCCTTCATGGTGAAACCGAATTAGCCATGAAGGGTTTTGCAAGTGTGCAAAAAGGGTCTGCAAATGTCTGACGCCGCGTATTTGGATCAGGCCGCGATGTGGTCGAAAGACCTAACGCGCATGAAAGCGCGAGGGCCTGGTGACACCGAGAACGCCATGCGCTCCATCGCACGTGAGTACAGTATCGATTACGGGTTCCTCTGGTCTCTCCGCTATCGCCGGGAGCGGCTGAGGATAATCAGTGTCTCGGTCTACGAGACCATCAGGGCGGCTTATCGCGCAGAGTGTGAGCGGCAACTGCGAAAGCTGGAAAATGAAATCGCAAGGACCGAACAAATTGCCGGGGCTGACAGCAGTGCTGTTCGCGCGGCTAAGGCTGTGGTTGGCCCGCACGTGGGCAAAGATCCGTAGACGCTGAGTAGCCCGCCAGCATCACCAATGCGGGCCAGTAAGGAGCAGGGGATTATGTCTCTAGTAGAAAACTATACGGCTGAGCGCAGGGCTCGGCTCGTTCGTCTTGGCGCGATTCCGACCAATAGCGTCGTCTCCAAGTTGAAAGAAGCGGACATTATTCCGCTCACCAGAGCGGCGGACATCGATGTTCCGCCGGCCGAATCCTTCTGGCCTTCGCTGTGGTGCTGGGAGCTGGTGACGCTGCCTCAAAGGCTGCCATCGCTCTGCAAGACCATTCAGGCCGTTGTGGCCGCAGACTTCGGCATTCCCCTTATCGACATGCGCTCAGCCAGGCGCACGAACAACATCACCGTTCCTCGCTGGGTCGCGATGTACCTGTGCAAGGAACTGATGGAGTGGTCGCTGCCGCAGATCGGGCGGCACTTCGGCGGCAAGGATCATACAACCGTGCTCCACGGCCTCAAGCGCGTCGAGGCGATGATGGAGATGGATTTCGACTTTCGCAACAAGGTTAACTTGCTCATTGCGAGGTTCGGATGACGCCGCTCCACATCCTGATCAAACGCATGCAGCGGCTTCCAGCCAAGCATCGCATCGCGTTCATCAAGTCGCTGCTGGCGGTTGAGAAGCCATACAGCCAGCGTCGTTGCGAGCTCGAGGACTTGCTTCAGGTCGAGGTGCTTCGGCAGTTGCGCCGGGAGATCCGAGCCGCATGACCCGCCTTTCTCCCATGAAATTTTCATCGCGCGCCGCTCGGGTTCGCGGGTCTCTGCACAATCAGAAGCTCGGGGCCGTGCGTGTCGGGGTCAATGTGACGACAGAACAGCTTGAGCGCGTTCGCAGCGTTGCTGTTGCGAACGGCTTCTCGATCGCTGGCGCAATCCGGCATCTGATCGATGCTGCATTAGCCGACCCGGTAACGCCCGGATATCGTAATCCGCGCGATCAGAATCTGATCGGGTAGTATAGCAGCATGAGCACATTCATCCTGCCGATGCCGCCGAGCGTGAACGGACTTTGGGCCAACGGCAAAAACGGCCGGCGTTTCCGCACGCAGAACTACGATAGCTGGATCTATGAAGCTGGTGCCGAGATCATGCGCCAGCGGCCAGCCAAGATCGTTGGACCTGTAGTGCTCTCCTATGAGGTTCAGGAGCCCACTGGTAAGCGCAAGTTCGATCTGGGCAACCGAGAGAAGGCCCTGACAGACCTTCTGGTTAGCCACGGCATCATCCAGGCGGACGACAATACGATCGTTCGTGAGATCAAGCTGAAGTGGGCGCCCGATGTCGAGGGCGTCCGAGTAACCGTGTCCGAGTTCTTCAACCGCGTTCCCGTCACACCAAGCCCGGAGAGCGCACATGGCGACGATCGGCGACAACAGTCAGCTTAAGTCCATCGTAGAGCGCATTGAGCATGTCGAGGTCGAGATCAAAGATCTCCAGACCGGCCGCAATGAGATCTACGCAGAGGCCAAGTCTCACGGCTACGACGTGAAGGCCCTCAAGGATGCCGTCAGGCGCCGCAAGGCTGACGCCAATAAGCGCGCCGAGCACGAGGCCCAGGTTGACCTCTACATGGCCGCACTCGAATCTCTGGTGCGCCCATCGTGACTGCCACTGCCGAACTGATCTCAGCGTTGGTTGCGGGCGGGATGAATTCCGCCGAGGCGGCGGGCCTTGTCGCGCGTGCAGCCGTCGAAATGACGGGTGCGCTCACGAGGAAATCGGCCGGCGCGGCCCGTCAGCAGCGTTACCGCGAGCGTAACAAAGCGTCACAACGTGACGGTATTGAAGCGGTCGAAAGCGTAACGAAGCGTAACGAAACCGTAACGCGTGACGCCCAGCCGGAAGCGTCACAAACCGTAACGAAGCGTAACGAAACCGTAACGCGTGACGCTGTGCCTCTCTCTACTACTAAAACAGATATAGAAAATAGGAAAGATAAGAGAGGGGCACGGCTGCCGCCGGACTGGTCCCCGAGTGACGCTGACCGCGCCTATGCCAGATCGCTCGGTTGGACCGATGAGCAGATCGACCGCGAAGCCGAAGACTTCCGAGACTACTGGATCGCCCGGCCAGGTTCTGGGGGGCTGAAACTCGATTGGCCGGCGACGTGGCGCAAGTGGATTCGGAACAGCAAATCTAAGCCCGCCGGCTCTGCCCGGCCTCTCACCGCCCATCAGCAGGAACGCGAAACCGGAAGGGAAATCCTCGATGCACTCCGCAATGCAAGCAGCCAATCAGATCCTTCGTTTCAGCGATACGATCCCGGCAATGGACCAGCAAGCCTTCGTGGCGGGATTCGTGGAGCTCTTATCGATCTATCCGCAACCCGTGATCGAGCGGGCCATGAGCCCGTCGAGGGGGCTTCCTTCGCTGGTCGCCTATCCGAACCTGGCAAAGTATCGGGCGCATCTTGACGAGTGGACGAAGGAATACTGGATCGACCGCGACCGGGAGGAGCGCGCCAACCGCAAGCGCCTGCCTGAGCCGCCGCGTGATCTCGAGGCCGAGGCACGTATTGCGCAGGGGTTGCGTGAGCTTGCTGAGCATCTGAAGTCCGGTTTTTCGCCGAGTAGCGTTTAGATCCAACCAACGGGGGCATCACATGGCTAATCCGATAGTGAATGAGAGGCTGACGAGGCAGGAGCGGCGCGTTTGTGATCTGCTCACGGCTGGGAAGTGCAATAAGGAGATTGCGAAGGCCCTTGAGATCAGCACTCGGACGGTTGAGGACCACCGCAGCGCCGTTCTCAAGAAGATGGCCGTTCCGAATGCGACGGCTCTGGTTCACAAGATCCTGAGCGCTCGCATCAAAGAGCTGGAGGCGACGTATGGCGCGAGCTGAATCGCTTGGGCCTACGCCGGAGCGGGTCGCCAAGGCTCAGGGCGACTTCGTGGTGGGCGACGATAAGCAGGGCACCAAGGTCTACCATTTTTTGGATACGCCTCTGGCGCGCTTCTACAAGCGGCTTGGCGTGGAAGATAGGTCGGATGCTGCGACAGACCAAATCCGCCGCGAGTTTGTGGCTCTGATGAAGTACCGGGACCACTGGTATTATTCCGGCCTTGAGGCCCGCGTTGGCTCGATCGACATGGACCGGGTGCAGACCTCGGCCGGCGCGCTGTCTGGCGGCGAGAAGCAAGCCCACCACATGCACGTCTACAAGAAATCCGTAGAGATGCTGGGCATGTGGCCGTCTCATGTGGTCGAGCACATCGTTTGCCTGGATCGTCCGATCTCGCAGTGCTCCGCGTTCGGCATTGCGATCAGCCCTCACATTTTCCGCAAGATGCTTCGCGATGCAGCGAAGAAGCTGGTTGAGTTCTGGAAAATCTCATGAAATTCCGTGTTCTCCCGGATTCTCAACCTTTAACGAATCATCTACACGCGAGGTCAACATCCGAAATTACGCCCGCATGGAGAAATCCAGAGCGGGCGTTTTCATTTCGCGCGCCCTCAGCCAGTCACGACGCTACATCCTCCCCTGCCGCGCTTGTCGCGAAGAGCGTCTTAGGCGAGCGGCGCGCGAAACCCATAGAGGCCGAACTGGACGGGGTTGATCTGCCTTGGTGCGTTTGCCGCCGGTTGGATAGTTGGAGGGATTTGTCAGCGATGACCGCGAAAGTGATCCAGCTTCGAGACTTCAAGCGCCGGGAAGAGAACGACGCCGATCTGGTCCGCCTTGCCCGTGAGCGGCTGGGTCTCCCGACCCGTCCTGGCATGGATCAGTTGATAGCTGATTCCTGGCTTGAGATGGCGCCTTGCGAAATGCCGCCGGTTCAGCCGATCTATACCGCGCCTGAGAGTGATCCGGCATGAGTGCAGTTTGGTACAGCATTTTCGTTGCCAACGGCGTTGCAGCAATCGGCGTTGCTTTATTTGCGCCTGATCTTGGATTTCTTGCGGCGGCCAATGGCTTGGCTGCTGTGATGAGCCTACGAAATGCAGATGAGGCTAGGTATTTCTGATGACCTCCATCGTCACCTACTTCAAATCGATCCGCCGCAAGCTCGACCGTCAAGAGCAGAAAGCCGAGTTCGAGGCGAAGGAAGAGGCGCAGCGAGCGAGCTATGCGGGGCTCTATGGCGTGATGGTGCCGTTTGCCCGCCTCGGCCCGTCTGGGGTTGGCCGGCTCACGGGTGGCGGATCTTGCGAGTGTGTGACGCTAGCGACAGCTAAGCTTCCGATTATCCCGCTTCCGATCGCATTCAAAATCTAGGAGATCACCATGGCAAAGAAGCCCCCGAAGAAACCGATGAAGCCCGGCAAACCCAGGCCGGGTTGCTGACCAGCCCCAGCCGTTAAATGTCTAAAAATCTTACCGATATCCGTTCTTTGGCGCGAAGCCATACCGAAACGGCCATATCTGCATTGGCAGGAATCGCACAGAACGGACAATCGGAGGCGGCGCGCGTTTCAGCGTCTGTCGCATTGCTTGATCGCGGCTGGGGCAAGCCCGCACAGCCCGTAGACGGGGATGGCGAGGGCGGAGCAATCAGCCTCGTGCATCAAATCGTTCGTGTTATCAAGAACCCTGGAAATACAGACAGCTAAGGTTTTCGAACCTCTGCTGCATCCTGCCAGATACAAGGGCGCACACGGCGGTCGCGGCTCGGGCAAGTCCCACTTCTTCGGCGAGCTCGCTGTTGAGGACGCGCTAAGGGCGCCGGGGGACTACGGCGAGGGCCTTCGGATGGTTTGCATCCGCGAGGTCCAGAAGGATCTCACGCAGTCCTCCAAGCTGCTGATCGAGGACAAGATCAGGCGGCTAGGTCTGACCGAGGCGGACGGCTTCAGGCCATGGAATGACCGGATCGAACTACCCAAAGACGGGGTGGTGATCTTCAAGGGCATGAAGGACTATTCAGCGGACTCGGTGAAGTCGCTGGAGGGCTTTCATCGGGCCTGGATGGAAGAAGCTCAGTCGATCTCGGCGCGATCGTTGTCCTTGCTTCGCCCGACCATCCGCTCGCCCGGTTCTGAGATCTGGGCAAGCTGGAACCCAACCCGCAAGAGTGACGCGGTTGACGATTTCTTTCGCGGTCCACAAGGGCTGCCGAAGGGCGCTGTGGTCGTGCAGGCCAACTGGCGGGATAACCCGTTCTGGACGGCTGAGCTCGAGGCTGAGCGCCAGATTGAGTTGGAGCGCTACCCAGAGCGCTACGACCACACTTACGAGGGTGGGTATGCGGCGGCCTTTGAGGGCGCCTATTTCGCCAGGCTGCTTGCGGACGCCAAGCGTCAGGGCCGGATAGGGGTCGTCGCCGCCGACCCGCTGCTGCCGCTGCGCGCCTTTCACGATCTGGGCGGCTCGGGAGCGACGGCAGACGCCTACACGATCTGGATCGTCCAATGGGTTGGCGATCAGATCAAGGTGTTGGACTATTACGAGTCAGTCGGCCAAGTGCTCGCGCATCACGTCAACTGGATGCGCGAGCATGGTTACGAGCAGGCGATCAACTACCTGCCGCACGATGGCGTCAACCCCGACAATATCCAAGGGATCAAGTACGCCCAGCATTGGGAACAGGCCGGATTTAAGGTCGAGCCTCCAGTCAAGAACCAAGGCAAGGGCGCGGCTTCGATGCGTGTTGAAGCCGTGCGCCGGCTTGGCCCGAAACTTTGGTTCAATGAAGCGACAACGGAATCCGGGCGCCAGGCGCTGGGCTTCTATCACGAGAAGAAAGACGAAAACCGCAATGTTGGTCTCGGTCCTGATCATGATTGGTCGTCGCATGCTGCGGACTCGTTCGGCCTGATGGCTATTTGCTACGAGGAGCCGGGCAGGGCTGCGAACTTCAATCGGCCCATTCGCTATGCCAACCAGGGCTATGCCTGATGGCTAAAATGGCCTCGCTCGAGCTGAAGGCTATGCTTGCCGCTCAGAAGGCGGACGCGCTTGCCGCCATGAGCGCGGCAGAGCTCGCCCAAGAGCGCTCGGATGCGATGGACTACTACCTCGGCAACATGGAAAAGGACATGCCGGCGCAGCCTGGCCGGTCCAAGGCCGTGTCAACCGATGTCGCAGATACGATCGAAGGCTTGATGCCGAGCCTGATGGACATCTTCGCTGGATCTGACGAGGTTGTCAGGTTCGAGCCGGTCGGTCCGGAGGATGAAGAGGCGGCCCAGCAGGAAACCGACTATGTGAACCACGTGTTCATGCAGCAGAATCCGGGCTTCATGACGCTGTATAGCTTCATCAAGGACGCGCTGCTGTCGAAAGTGGGTATCGTCAAGGTTTGGTGGGAAGAGACCGAGCAGGAGCAGCGCGAGACCTATTACGACATGAGCGACGACCAATTCGCCTTGCTCGCTCAAGAGGTCGCTGCATCCGATGGCATGATGGAGATCGTGGAGCACACGATCAACAACGGCCCGGAAGCGGCTGAGCCCGTGGAAGAGCCGGAGGCGACGAGCTGATGGACGCCATGATGCCCACGATGGGCCCGCCCATGGCGAGTGCCGTCACCCATGACGTGACGATCGTAACGACCAAGAAGCTCGCCCAGGCCCGCGTTATGGGCGTTCCTCCCGAGGAGTTCGGGATCGAGCGTGGCGCACGCAACATCCGGGATTGCAATTACTGCTTCCACGAGGTCGTCACCAAGACCGAAGGGCAGTTGATCGCCGAGGGCTTTGACGAGCAGCAGATCAAGGCGCTCGGGGACTATAACAACAGTAATGAGATCGAGACGCTCTCGCGCGATACCGTTGAGGAGCATTTCGGCGGCAGCGAGATCAACAAGGCGGCCCGCCTGGTCAAGATCACCGAGCATTACGTTCGGATGGACTACGAGGGCAACGGCCGTCCCTGCCTCTACCAAGTCATTACCGGCGGCGATCAGGGCGAGATCCTGCGCAAAGACGGCAAGGAGTGCGTTACGCCTTTCGACGCCATGCCGTTTGCCACGACGACGCCGGTTCCGGTCACCCATCGGTTCTTCGGCCGCTCGATCGCCGACCTCGTGATGGACATCCAGCGCATCAAGACTGCGCTCGTTCGCGGCATGCTGGACAACCTCTATCTGCACAATAACCCTCGGGTGGAGGTAGCGGAAGCCAATGCCGGTCCTAATACTCTGGATGATCTACTGGTCAGCCGCCCAGGTGGCGTTGTCCGCACTAAGACTGCCGGCGGACTTAACTGGCAGGTAGTCCCGGACATTACCTCGAGCGTCTATCCGGCGCTGCAATACCTCGACGCTACGCGGGAATCCCGCACTGGCATGTCGAACCAGTCGCAAGGCATTGACGCCAACGCCTTGCAGAACCAGAGCGCGACCGCAGTTGCGCAGGTGTTCTCCGCCTCGCAGATGCGGATGAAACTGATCGCCCGCATCATTGCCGAGGGCGTCAAGGACATGTTTTCCTTGCTGCACGGCACGATCAGGAAGCACGGGCAGGAAGCCCAGACCGTTCGCCTGCGCAATACCTGGGTTCAGGTCGATCCGCGGCAGTGGAAGACCCGCAACGACATGACCATCCATGTCGGCCTTGGCAACGGCGGCAAGGCACAGCAGTTCGCCCAGACGATGGCGCTGGCGAATTTCCAGAAGGAATTGCTGCTTGGCGGCAAGACCCATCTGGTTGGCGATGACAAACTGTTTAACACGGCGGCTGAGCTGACCAAGATCATGGGGCACAAGAACCCCGACAAGTTCTTTGACGATCCCAGCGCGAAAGATCCGCAGACGGGGCAACTATTGCATCCCCCTCAGCCACCCCAACCGCCGGAAGCCGTGCAGGTCGCTCAGATCAAGGCGCAGACCGATCAGCAGAACATGCAGGTTCAAGCGCAGCTTGACGCTCAGGCCGATCAGCGCAAGGCCCAGATCGAAACTGTCCAGATGCAGGCCGATATCGCCGCTCAGGACAAGAAGACACAGGTTGAAATGATCCAGTCTGATCGCGAATATCAGTTGAAGGAGAAACTCGCGATCTTGGAGTTCCAATTGGAACGTGAGCTAAAACTCGCAGAAGAGGCCCGCAAAGATCGGGAGCACAAGCAACGGCTGGAGCAAAGTGATCAGCAGCACCGCCAGCAGATGGAAGCGGGCGTGTTCAAGGTGGCGGCCGGCGCCGAGGCCCATGACCAGAAGATGGAGCAGATGAAGAACGCTCCGAAGCCTGGGGCGGACAAGTGACCGACGAATCCGCCCTCACCAAGGCCACGGCAAGGGCGTCCAGAGCGCAGCGGCTGATCGAGGACGATCTACTGGCCGAAGCGTTTACCTCGCTGGAGGCGGCTTATATCGCCGCCTGGCGGGCCACCAAGATTGACGACACTCCGGCACGGGAAAAGCTGTTCCTGGCGATTAACGTGGTCGGCAAGGTTCGCGACCATCTCGAGAAGGTCGTCAGTGACGGCAAGATTGCGCAGGCCGAGTTGAAGGCGCTTGCGGAAACGGCTGAGCGCAAGAAGCGCTTCGGCATCATCTAACATAGGACACATCATTTGACCGACGAAACCGGCGCTCCTGCTGGCGGCGAAGCTATTGCCGTCATCACCCCAGCGCAAGATACCGGCGCAGACCTTTCCATTTCTCAGGCCGCACGCGCTCTAGCGCAGGCCCGGCACAAGCCGAAAGAACAACCCGCTCCCGTCGAGCAGCCGCAGGCTGACCCGGTTGAGCAGCCCGAATTGGCGCAAGCCAACGCCGACCCTCAAGCCGAGGCCCCCGGCGAACCGACTGAAGCAGCCGAACCGGCAGACCTGCCGCCCATCGAGCCGCCGAGGTCTTGGACCCAGGCAGAGAAGGAGCGCTTCCAATCCTTGCCTCGTGAGACGCAGGAATACCTGCACACTCGCGAACAGGAGCGGGAACGTGAGTTTCGCCGAAGTCAGAACGACATCGCCGACCAGCGCAAGGCCATCGAGGCCGAGCGTCAGAAGGCGGAACAGGTAAGGCAACAGTACGAGGCCCAGCTACCGGCCTTGATGCAGGCTCTTCAGGAAGCCAACGCGGGCGCATTCGGCGACATCAAGAATGTCGAGGATGTGACCAAGCTGGCGGCTGAAGACCCGTTCCGATACCTGCAATGGCAGGCCCATCAGCAGAAGATGGCGGCTGTCAACGCGGAATTGGAGCGAGCCAACGGAGAGAAGTCGAGGTCTGAGCAGACCAAATGGGCGCAGCACGTCCAGGAGGAGAATGCGAAGGCTGCCGAATACATCCCTGAGCTTGCAGACAAGGACAAGGGGCAGGCGCTCGTTCAGCGCGTCGCCGCTGAACTGCTTCCCGAACTCGGTTTCAAAGACAGCGAACTCGCGGACCTGGCGGCCGGCAAATCGAAGCTCTCGATTTACGACCACCGCATTCAGCGACTCCTCGCCGATTCCTTGAAGCTGCGGGACATTCAGAAGGCCAAGACCGCTGTCGCCGCCAAGCCTCTTCCTCCCGTGGTCAAGCCAGGAACTGCGCGGCCGGCCGGTAACGCCGTCTCCGAACAGGTCCAGGCCCTCACCCGCAAACTTGAACAGACCGGCGATCTCAGAGTCGCGCAGCAGCTTCGTGCGCTGCAGGCCCGCCGGGCATCATAAGGACTAAGAACCATGGCACTCCCGACCAATACGTTCGCCACCTACGAGGCGATCGGCAACCGAGAAGACCTCTCGGACATGATCTATCGCATCGATCCGACCGACACCCCCTTCATGACGGGTGCCGAGCGCGAGAAGGCGACCGCCGTCAATCACGAATGGCAGACCCAGGCCCTGGCCGCTGTCGATACGGCGAACGCCGTTCTCGAAGGCGACGACGCCGTGACCGATGCCGCGACCCCGACCGTCCGTCTTGGCAATATCTGCCAGATCTCGGACAAGGTTGCGCGCGTTTCGGGCACCCAGCAGGCCGTCGATCACGCTGGCCGTGACAACGAGCTCGCCTACCAGGAGATGCTTAAGGGCCTCGAGCTCAAGCGCGACATGGAGTCGATCCTCGTCGGCACCAACCAGGCCAAGGTGACGGGCGCTGATGCGACCCCGCGCAAGACGGCCTCTATCCTGTCCTGGATCAAGACCAACACCAGCAAGGCCGGCTCCGACCCGTCTGCTGCTGACGGCACGGGAACCCGCACGGACGGCACCCAGCGCGCCTTCACCGAGGCTCAGCTCAAGACCGTCCTGTCGGCGATCTGGACCTCTGGCGGCAAGCCGGATGTGGTCTATACCGGCGCCTTCAACAAGCAGGTGTTCTCGACCTTCACCGGCCGTTCTACTCCGATGGAGCAGGCGAGCTCGAAGAAGATCGTCGCCTCGGTTGACGCCTATGAGTCCGATTTCGGCAAGCTCAAGGTGGTCGCCAACCGCTTCCAGCGCTCGCGCGACGTCCTGGTTCTGGAGTCCGACAAGTGGGCTGTGGCCTACCTCAACGGCCGGAAAATGGTCTCGATCCCGCTGGCCAAGAACGGCGACTCCGACCGTCGCCAGATCCTGTCCGAATACTCGCTCGTCTCGCGCAATGAAAAGGCGAGCGGCGGCGTTTTCGATCTCACCACCTCGTAAGGAGCTGCACTCATGAGCACCATCTACACCTTCCATCAGGAGTGCGCGGCGGCAACCGACGTTGCGACCGACGACCTCGTTCTGGTCTATGATACCTCGGCTGGCACGACCAAGAAGATCTCGCAATCTCTCCTGGTCTCCGGCGCCTCGGGCGTTGTTGACACGACCGCGACTACGCTGACCGTGACTGCGACCCAGCACGCTGGCAAGGTTGTCACGATCTCGTCGGCGGCTCCGATCGCGGTGACGCTGCCGCAGGCGACGGGCACAGGCAATCGCTATCGCTTCAACCTTCGTGTTGCGGCAACTGCGACGGCCCACACCATCAAGGTCGCCAACGCGACCGACGTCATGTCGGGCATCGTCTACTGCCTCACCACGGCCACGGACAACGTGATCGGCTACAAGACGACCGCGACCGACGACACGATCAGCCTGAACGGCACCACCAAGGGCGGCGTGGTTGGCGACTGGTTCGAGATCATCGATATCAAGACCGGGTTCTTCCAGGTCATGGCATCGACGGCCCCGACCGGCACCACTGCGACCCCGTTCAGCGCCTCGGTGTAACCTGAAGTTCGATCTCACTGGCGTCTCGGTGTGTCTGGCTATGCCGGCACACCGGGATATTCCGGTCGAAACTGTTGCGTCGATCCTCGAGACCCATACTGCCCTGCGTGATCGTGGCATCCCGATTGATGTCCTGATCCCGTCTGGCAGTTCGATCATCGAGGCGGCGCGCAGCAAGGCTGCGAATTTGTTCCTGCAATCCGACAAGACCCGCTTGTTCTGGGTGGATTCGGACATTGTATGGAATTCGGATGCTTTTATTCGCCTCCTGGCCCTCTCTACGCAAGTTGACGTGGTGGTGGGGGCCTATCCGGCGAAGAAAGATCCAATCCAGTTTTTCGTCAATTCTGCCGGCCAACAGAGCGTTGCGACCAACGATCTGGGGCTGCTGCCGAATGTCGGGACTGGGTTGGGCTTCGCCTGCATCCAGCGCCATGTGATGGAAAAGCTCGCTGAGCGCGCACCCAAACTCCGTTTCCCAGACATTTCGGAGCCCATCCCCCACATCTTCCGATGTGACTCTGAGGATGGGAATTTCCGCGGTGAGGACATGGCGTTTTGGGCCGATATCCGCGCGCTGGGCATCCCCGTCTATCTCGACCCATCAATCGAGCTCGGCCACCACGGATCGAAAACGTTCCGGGCAACCCTGTCCAATCATCTCATAGAAGTTAACGGAGACAATCATGTCACTCCCTGAAAATCGGCCGCTGTCGGAGGCGTCGGTTTCCGCCTATCTGGCGGATGTCAGCACCGCTTCGTCAACGTTTGTTGTGGCCCCGTTCCGCGGCACCATCAAGCGCGCCTATTCCGCGATTGCGAACGCGATCACGGGCGCGGATTGTACCTGGTCGATGAAGATCAGCGGCACTGCCGTCACGGGTTCGTCGGTTACGATCACGCAGTCCGGCTCGGCTGCTGGCGATATCGATAGCTGCGTTCCGACTGGCGCGAATTATGTCAACGAAGGCGACGTGATCGAGTTCGTCTCTGCCGGCGAATCCTCGACCACCACGCCGACGATGTTTACCGCCATCATCGAGCGGGATTAAGCCCATGCAGTATTGGGGCACGGGCTATCTGGGGACGCACCAGAGCGCCTCTTATACTGGTACGGCCGGGACCATCACTAATGCTGTAGGGACCGGTACAAACCGTGTTCGTGTTGTGGTGACGAGCGCAGCTTATGTGAAGATTGGCAGCAGCCCGACCGCTACGAGCTCGGACGTTTACATGGCTGCTGACGCTCCGGAATACTTCACCATTCGCCCCGGCGAGAAGGTTTCCGCGATCCAGGTCTCGGCCGCTGGCACCTTGCATGTGACCGAGGTCTCGTGACAAACGTCCGCTTCCATCTCGACAGCAACGGCAGAGACCTTGCGATCGAGCACATCCAGGATGTCGAGCCAATCCTGGAATGGAACAAGGAAGCCCGCCGCGAAGATCAGAGTGCGGATTGGGGGCGGCACGTCGCCCGCATTCCCAACGTGATCTATGTGAAGTGGCTGGACGAGGAGCACGCCAAGGGCAACACGTCTTTGCGTATGTTCACGGCTGAGTTTGACGAGATCGTGCAGCGCAAGCTTCAAGACCCGGAATGGTCCTATTTGCGGGTTGACCGACCTAAACTGCAAGCCGGCTGGAGCGCGCGGTGAGCTTTTCCACATACGCGGACCTTCAGGCGCAGATCGCCAACTGGTTGGCTCGTGATGATCTGACCAACTACATCCCGGATTTCATCCGGTTGTTTGAATGCGCGGCAATGCGCCGGCTGAAGGTCCGGTTGCAGGAGACGACCACGACGCTCACGCCGTCGAGCGGCGTTGCTACTCTCCCGAGTGACTATCTTGGCTACCGGCGCGTGACCTGGACGGGTTCTCCGGTCCATGAGCTCGAATATGTCGCCCCGCCGATCTATGCGGGCTACATCGAGACGGGCAGCGGGACGCCGGCCATCTTCACGATCGAGGGCTCCAACCTGCGCGTGGCCCCGACGAGCGACACCGCGCTAACGGTTACATACACCCAGCGCACGACGGCGGTCGAAACTTCGCTGAACTGGCTCTACACCAACCATTTCGACACCTATCTGTTTGGGTCGCTCACCGAGGCCAACGCCTTTAACAAGGATGTTGACCCCGCTGGATTGTGGAAGGCCCGGCGCGATGAGGGATTCAGCGAGATTTCCAGCCTGGATTTCAATGAGCGGCAGGGCATGGCAATTCGTGTGACGGGACGCACGCCCTAATGCCGCTCCTGCCTTTCGGCACATGGCATCCAGACGCCAGCGACTACGAGAGCCAAACCAACGCGCACGACATCAACAACGTGCTGCCGCGAGCGGACGGCTATGGCCCGTTCCCCGACTTCGCCATTCTCTCGCAGGCGCTGATCGGGGTGTGCCGGGGCGCCTTCTACGCCCTCAAGTCGGATGGCTCGGTTGCAGTCTTTGCCGGGACCGGCGACCGGCTCTGGCTTGCCAGCAACACGGATTATTCCTGGACGCCTGTTTCCAAGGGTGCAACGGTCACAATATCGAATGCGAGCCCTGGCGTTGTCACTCTGGCTGCGCATGGATTTGTGGCAAATGACCCTGTTGTCTTCTCAACGACTGGCACATTGCCGACCGGGCTCACGGCCGGAACGAAGTATTTCGTCAAGACAGTTCTGAGCGTCGATACCTTCACGGTGTCGGCGACGGCGGGTGGTGCGGCGATCAACACATCTTCGGCCGGCTCTGGTACGCATTCGGTGACGTGGCTCTATTCGTCGTTGTCGAGTGACGCGCATTGGCAGTTTGCGCAGTTCGGCAATCTCGTCTTTGCGACGCAGAAGAATGCGGTGCTGCAAGTCTATAACCTTGCCTCATCGACCGCCTTTGCGGATTGTGCCGGATCACCTCCGCAAGCCTCCTACATCTCTGTAGTCGGTCGCTTCCTGGTGCTCTCTGGGCTGCTTTCGAACCCGTTCCGTATCCAGTGGTCAGGCTTGAACGACACGACCAACTGGACATCCGGCGTTGGGTCGTCAGACTATCAGGATTTCCCGGATGGCGGAATTGTCCGCGGCGTTGCGGGTGGCGAGTTTGGCACTGTGTTCCAGGACCAGGCCATTCGGCGGATGTCCTATATCCCTGGCTCTGATCTGATCTTTCAGATTGAGCGCATCGCGCAGGATCAGGGCCTCTTTGCGCCATACAGCATCGTGCGCGCGGGTATCTATACGTTCTTCCACTCCGCCCAGGGCTTCTTCAAGATCGCGCCAGGTGGTCTTCCTGAGCCGATTGGCCGCGAGAAGGTTGACCGAACTTTTTATGATGATCTCGACAAGACCGAGTTGAAAATGTTTATCGGGGCATCTGATCCGCGGTCTACCCGCGTGTTCTGGGCCTATAAGTCTACCTCCGGACTGACGGGCCTCTATGACAAGATCATCGGATATGACTACGTTCTAGATCGATTTTTCCCGATCGATATGACTGGAGAATATCTGCTTGGACTTTCGCAGCCAGGCATTACGCTGGAGGGCTTGGACTCCATCTCGTCATCGATCGACGCGCTCGCGGCTTCGCTTGACAGCTTCGCGGTTGCTACTCAGCCCTTGATCGCTCAGTTCTCCAGTGCGCACAAAATGGGTTTCTTCTCCGGATCCAACCTGGAGGCAACGCTCGAGAGCGCGGAGCAGGGCACGGACGGGCGCCGCATCTTTGTCAATGGCTTTCGTCCGATCACAGATGCTTCTACGTTCTACGGAACGTGTTCTTATCGTGAGACGCAGCAGGACACACCGACATCAACGACCGAAATTGTCCGTAACTCTCGAACTGGACGTTGCGACATGCGGCGTTCTACCCGCTATTCCCGCTTTAAGATCCGCATTCCAGCGTCAACCTCATGGACCTTTGCGGCCGGCGTCGAGCCTGACGTGAAGACCGAGGGCCTGACCTGATGGTCTACGCACCCGGTACGCTTGAGACGGACCCGAAGAAGCAGAACATGGCATTGCAGCAGCAGGCCAGCTCTATCAAGAATAACACTTCAGATATTGCAACGAATACGGCCGATATTGCAACGAACACAGCTAATATCGCGACGAATACCACAAACATCGCCACCAACACGTCTAACATATCGACTCTCCAGACCAAGACAAACGGATATGAGGCGGCTTGGTCTTCATGGACACCAACGCCGACGCCAAGTGGCGGCGGGTCATTCACGACTGTCACTGCATCCGGCTCCTACTTGCAAATCGGAAAGTTGGTTCACTTCCGCGTTGTAGTCACATTGACAAACATCGGTACTGGGGCAGGAAAGGTTCAACTCCCGCTTCCGGTTGGAACTGCCAAGGGGTCATTTGTCGCGAGCGGGGCTGAGATCGCCGCAGTTGGCAAGGCGATTACTTACACCGTATCTACCGGAGCAAGTAGCGGCACCATCCAAGCTTACGACAATGCAACTAACATGATGGTCAATAGCTATCAGCTCAACCTGACCGGCCTTTATGAGGCAAGTTGAGCTCGTCTGCGTCGATCCGGCGCGGATTGATGAGATGTGGCCGCACGTCCGAGACAAGATCAGAGCAGCGGTTGAGCGGACGGGATTGAGCAGCTTCGCGGACATCGAGAGCGATGTTCTGAAGGGGATGCAGCTCTGTTGGATTGCCTGGAACGGCAGCGAGATCATGGCGGCTGCGACCACGCAGCTTGTGAAGCCGTTCGACAAGGTTTGCGTGCTGACGGCTTGCTCCGGTTATGACCGGGCGCAATGGCTGCCTCTGTTCGAACGGATCGAGAAATACGCGAAAGCCGAGGGCTGCATGAAGATGCGGATCTTCGGTCGAAAAGGATGGGAACGGGTGCTGGACGGCTATCGCGTCGAGCACGTCGTCTTGGAGAAAGCTTTATGAGCATCGGATCGATTGTCGAAAAGGACAAGAGCTTTCGTGGCCTGAGTATGCGCTACGAGGATGGCGGCAAGATCCAGGTGTTCAAGCTTCGTGACAAGGAAGTCAGGTTAGGCCCGACCGCAAGCGATGCGGAGATCATGGCCGCATTCAAGGAGCCCGCATAATGGGCGGAACGTCGAAATCCACCACCACGCAGTCGTCCGAAACAAACCCTTGGGCGCCCGCGCAGCCGTTGCTCAACGGCATCTTGGGCCAGCTCGGCAGTTATTCTGGGCAAACCGCTCCTACTGCTTTGCAGAGCCATGCATTAGACCAGATTGAAAGCAACGCCGGCACAGTGAGCCAGTACGCGCCAGCCGTGCAGAGCTACACCAGCAGCCTTCTCAATGGCGGAGGCGCCATGAACCAGGCCGGCGCTGTCAATCAGAACTATCTCGACTACCAGAAGGCAACCCAGCCGCTGGCGTCGAACACGAACTATAACCCGTATGACACGACCGGGTTCAAGGATGCGATCGGAACAGCCATTTCCGATATCACGAATGCCAATAACAGCAGGTTCGCCGCGGCCGGCCGAGACTTCTCTGGGGCGAATGCCCAGGCTCTTGGCCGCGGCATCATGCAGGGCGTCGCGCCGACGATCGCCGCTCAGTACAATCAGAACGTCCAGAACCAGCAGGGCGCGGCCGGCAATCTCTACAACGCAGGCAACACTAATGCCGGGCTTCTGAGCGGTCTTCAGCAGCAGGATCTTGCCAACCGTGGCGCTGGTGTCAGCGCGATCGGTGCTGGCCAAGATGCGCTTAACTCTGGCGCGAACAACACCCTCCAGGCGGAAGCACAAAGGCTTGGCATTCCGCTTCAGAACCTCGGCCTATTGGCTCAGATCGGCATTCCTATTGCGGGGCTTGGTGGAACGTCGAACGGAACTAGCAACACTACGAACCAAATGTCTGGCGCCCAGCAGTTCGGCCTAATTGCGAGCGGACTTGGGTCGTTGATGCCGAAGGGTCCGATCTCTTTTGGTGGTGGCTAAATGGCTGGTTTGCTCGACTACATCTTTGACCCGTCAACTTACGCCGGAAACGGCGGTTTGCTGAGCCGGCTCGCGCCGAGCGTTGCTGCGATTCCTCAGTCTCAGGGCTTCCCCCAGCAGGATCAGGCGCCTCAGGCGCAGCCAATGCAGGTTGGCAACTATCAGATGCCGCGCATTGGCAGCGCTGACCTGTATCAGCCCCAACAGGTCATGACGCCGCCGAATGCGCAGCCGACGCAGGGCCAAGCTCCACAGATGCAGGCGCTGCCTGAGCCGGGTGGATTTGGCGCGGGTATGCGCGGCTTCATATCCAACCTTCATACTGGACCGCTAGGGGCCATCATCGGAGGCATTGGGAGCGCGGCCGGTCTGCAAGACCCCTCTACGCAGCGGGCCAACCAGACCGCTCGTTATTTGACAACGAAGGGTTTTGACCCCGCGTTGGCTCAGACGATCGTTTCAGACCCCGCGCTGTTGCGCGCTGTGCTGCCTCAAATGATCGGTCTCGGCGGGCAGACCGATGACATCAAGGAATATCAGTTCGCGAAGAAAGAAGACCCGACGCTGACATTCCAGAAGTTCATGCAGCAAAAGAAGGCTGTCTCGGGCGAATATAGCCTGACGCCTCAGTATGGCACGGACAAGGACGGGAACACGATCTTGCTGCAAACCGGCAAGAGTGGCGAGGCTATCCAGACCAAGCTTCCCGATGGCGTCAAAATCTCCAGCGGCGTCGATAAGGTCGATCTCGGGACGCATTGGGGCATCATCGACAAGCGCAATGGCAACCTTGTCGGCACGCAGCCCAAAGACGTGCAGGGCAAAGAAGCCGCAGAAGCTCGCGGCAAGGCTCAGGGCGAGGCACAAGCGGCGCTTCCCGGTGCTCTGGCTGATGCCGAGCGCACCAAGGCGAGCATCGATCAGTTGCTTAAGCACGAAGGGCTTAGCTCTATCGTCGGCCCGCTCGATCAGTATCGCCCGAGTTGGTCGCTCGGAGAGTCCGGCAACGATGCTCTGGCCCGCTACAAGCAGTTGCAGGGCCAGGCGTTCTTGCAAGCATATAACCTGCTCAAGGGTGGCGGCGCGATTACTGACATCGAAGGCAAGAAGGCCGAGGCCGCGATGGCTCGTCTTGATCGCGCTCAGAGCGAGGACACGTTCAAGGAGGCCCTCAAGGACTTCCGCGATGCGATCGAGTCCGGCGTTAATAAGCTGAAGTCCAAGGCTGGCACCAGCACCACTGTTCCGGCTGCCTCCGCTCCGACCAACCTCAAAGCCAAATACGGTCTTGATTAATGGCTGATATCGCACGCATCAAAGGCAACATCGCCAAGATGATTGCCCAGAATGCTCCCGAGGCGGACATTGATGCGTATGTGTCCAGTGAGGGCGTGTCGCTGGACGAGCTCAAGAAGCCGGCTCAGCCCGCCCCGGACAAGTACCAGCAGGCCGCTATTGACGAGCGCAACGCCATGCAGGCGAAGGGCATCGATACCGGCGCCGGTCTGACACGCCGGCTCGCTCAAGGCGCATCGTTCAATCTGGCTGACGAGGTTCTGGCTGGCCTGTCTACGCCGCTCGAGATGATCAAGCGCGGTACGCTGGACCCGCGCGAGGGCTATAACTACGCCAAGGCCCGCGAAGACCTGATCATGGACGACGCGCGCAAGAACACAGGCGCGGCCGGCACTGCGGCCGAGATCCTCGGCGGTGTCGGCAGTGGCCTCGGTGCATCTCGCGCTGGCCTGTCATTCGCCAATCTGGCGCCGAATGCTGGGCTTCTTGGCCGTACGCTTGCCTCAGCCGGCGATAGTGCAGTCATGGGCGGTCTGGCTGGCGCTGGTGAGGGCAATTCCATCGGAGAGCGTTTTAACAACGCACTGATGGGCGGCGCCGTGGGTGGCGGTGTCGGCGCAGTCGCTCCGGGCCTTACCTCTCTGGCTGGTCAAGCCCTATCGCCTGTGATCAGCAACATTCGCGCCCTCATCAATCCGGAAGGCTTCGCCCAAAGCCAAGTTGCCCGAGCCATCTCGGAAAGCGGCCAGTCTCCTAGCCAGATCAGCCTCAACATGGTGCAGGCTGCCAATGAGGGGCAGGGCGTGTTCAATCTCGCTGATGCGCTGGGCAACTCCGGTCAGCGGATGCTCTCAACGGTGGCTCGCGCTCCTGGAGCCGGCAGAACGGCTGTTGTAGACGCTCTGGAGGGCAGGCAGGCTGATCAGGGTCGGCGAGTGGCTTCTGCCGTCTCGGAGGGCTTCAACGCACCACAGACCGCGGCACAGCGCCGAACTGCCATGGAAGCCGCGCGGGATGCAACTGGAGATATCGAATACGCGGCGGCGCGGAACAATGCGCAGCCGGTCGATGTTACCGGAGTTCTAAACCACATCGACCAGCAGGTTTCGCCTTACGGTATCCCGCACGATCGGATATCACCAGACAGCATTACCGGACGCCTTCAGCATTACAGACGCATGCTCGGCGGGTCCGACACCAATTTAGACGGCAGCGCGGCCGGAGGTCTGAATGACTTCAACGCTGCTCAGATGGTTCGCACGGAACTGAGCGATGAGGTGCAAAAAGCCTTCCGTGACGGGCAAGGCAATCGTGGTCGCCTGTTGAAGCAGGTTCTTACGCGCCTTGATGATGCCCTAGAGAATTCATCGCAAGGCTTCAAGCAGGCCAATCGCAATTTCGCTCAAGCTAACCGCAACATTGAGGCGATTGATCGAGGGCGCGAAGCGGCGCTGCGTGGGCGGTCTGAGGATACAATCCCGGCCTTTCAGCGTCTCGCTCCGGAAGGACAGCAGGCATATCGCGGCGGTTATGCTGACCCACTAATCGAGCAGGCTCAAACGGCTCCCTACGGCGCCAACAAGGCCCGCCCGCTGACCTCCGATGCGTTCCGGGATGAGGCCGCAGTGATCGCGCCCGGCAACGATATGATGCAGCGTCGCCTTGGCCGCGAAATGACCATGTTCGAGACCCGCAACCAGGCGCTGGGCGGCTCCAAGACGGCTGATAACTTAGCCGATGCCAATGCTATGGGCGTCAACCCCACGCTGGTCGGGCAAGTCCTTTCCGGCAATTGGGGCGGCGCGATGCGGACGGCTCTTGCCGCCGGCCAGAACGCCTTGACTGGCAATACGGCTCAGGTCCGCCAGGCTGTGGCCGATATCCTCTTGCAGCGGGGCTCAAGCATGAGCCCGGCGGCCCTTCAGCGGATGGTTGATGAGGCCACCCGCAGGATCGACACTATCAGGCAGATCACTCAGCAGCTCGGCCGCGGCGCGGCTGGCGGGTTGGCCGTGACGCCTTCAGCAACTGGCGCTCGGCGCTAGTAGCCAAGGAAAAGATACCGAACAGAAATAGCAGCAACGAGGCCGACGAGCCAAGCTAAGGCGCCGGGGAGACCTGGGCCGAAGATGGGTTCGCGGGGCTTTTCTCTATCCGAAACCCAATCTTTAGGCGGCAGATCGATATCCATGGCGCTAGACCAGTCCTATCTTGAAGCCATAAAAAACTTCGAGGGCTACTCGGCTGCCCCGGCATGGGACTACAAGCAGAGCAGCTCCGGCTATGGCACCAAAGCCCAGCCCGGTGACGAGAACATTCCGCCGGATCAGTTGAAGGCGGTCCATGAACAGCGCTTTCTCGAAGAAACCAGCAAGGCTGCGGCCAGCGTCGATGCCTTCAATCCAAACCTGCCGCCGGGGGTCCGGGCCGCTCTTACGTCACTTACCTATAATGCAGGACCGGGCTGGCAGCAATCCGGCCTCGGGCAGGCGATCAAGTCCGGCGACTACGACAAGGCGCGGGAGATCTTCCTTCAATACAACAAGGCGGGTGGAGAGGTTAACCCGGGCCTTGTAGCGCGTCGCCAGAAAGAGGCGGCCTGGTTTACCGGCCAGCCCCAGCCCTCACAGGCGGCCCCCGCAGCCCCGGCAAGCGGCCTTCTGGCGCAAGCCCAAACGGCTGCTCCTGGCGGCCTCGCTCCTTCCATCCCCGGCGGGCTCCTTCAGGCCCCGATCTTCCCGCAACAGGCGCCACGGCAAGCCGCCCCGGCCGATCCCGGCTTCTTCGCCCAGATCCCCGCCGAGCAGGCCATGCAGGCCCCTCAGATCCACTTCGCCCAACGCCGCCCCGTCAACCTGACTGGCTTGCGCAACACCTTGCAGCAGCGCGCCCCGATCTTCTCCCGAGGATAATCAATGGCCCTTCCGTTCTACAACTGGTCGCATACCGCGGCCAGCAACGCTACGGCTGACTCGACCGTCAATTGGGCCGAGGGCATGGCGCCGTCAGCCGTAAACGATTCCGCCCGTGCCATGATGGCCTCAACGGCCGCCTATCGTGACGATGTGGCTGGCGCCATCGCAACGGGTGGAACCTCGACGGCATACACCGTCTCGACCTATCAGGTCTTCGACTCTCTGGCTCATCTCAACGGCCAGGTTGTTGCATTTACGCCCCATGCGACCAATGGCGCAACGGTGACCCTGAACGTTGACGGGCTTGGCGCTAAGCCGCTCCGCTCCGCTCCATCCGTAGAATTGCCGGCGGGTGTTTTGGTGCAGGGCACGCCTTATGCAGCGCTCTATAATTCGAGCGACCAGGCATTCTATCTAAGCGGCTTTTATACCAGCCCATATCTTGTTCCGATCGGCGCCTGTATCGACTACTTTGGCTCATCGTCTCCGAACAGCTCATTTGTCCTGCCTTACGGACAGGCAATCTCGCGCACAACGTATGCCACGCTGTTTTCTCTCTTTGGCACGACCTATGGGACCGGCGACGGCTCAACAACTTTCAATGTCCCTGACATTCGCGGTCGCGTTATCGCTGGCAAGGATAACATGGGGGGCTCATATGCCGGGCGCTTGACCGGGAGCTATTTTGGCACCGATTCTGGAGTGTTGGGAAATGTCGGTGGCTCAGAAGCTCACACCCTGACGACGGCTCAACTGGCGGCCCACAGTCACGGAGTGACTGACCCGGGCCACTCTCATTCCGAGCAGGCGCACAATGGTGGAGCAGGTGCTTCATCCGGCGTTAAGTTGGATGCAGGCGTTGACAATAGCCAGGCGCTGACAAATTCGCCAACGGCAAGCGCAACGACTGGTATAACAATCAACAATGCCGGTAGCGGCAACGCGCACAACAATACGCAGCCCACCATTATCGCGAACAAGCTGCTTCGCATCATCTAACATTAAGCGAGCGCTTGGATAAAGTCATCGTTTGTATCCGGGCGCTTACGCCATTCGCAACGTGCCTGCCAAGACGATTGAATGGCGCCTCTACGAAGCGCTGAAGAAGATCTGCGCTTATGACGCTGGCGAAGATCACAAGGGCTCCTATCAGAAGCACATTGTATCCTTGCATTACTCGGAACAGTACTCCGATCCAGATGATATGGACGAGGTACAGTGAGTAAGAAATTCGCCCAAGGTATTGAAGGGGTGAAAGCCTGAGTATCATTCTTGCCTTCGACGTTGACATGCAAAAGGCGATGAGAAGCGCGCTTATAATGCCACTTGCAAGCCAGCCGCTAAGGCTGTCGTCCTGGTGTCTGATCAGTAAGTAATAAGCGCAAACAGTTCCGATTGCTATTTTTGCTGAGTGGTTTCGTCTCAAGAACAGTGTGATTTCTCTCCATCTCTCGCCAAGGATAATACCTAGCAGGAAGATGGACGCGAAGAACGCAACTACGGCTGATGAGTGCCCTACAAACCATTCATTTGCTTGGGAGAAGAGAACGGCGAAACACGCGAATGCGGCGACCGTAGAGCTTGGCATTGCCGTGTAAAACAAGACGATAAGCGGGAATACAAGAGAAACGCGCCACTCGATAACCAAGCTCCAAAGCGGCCGTAAGAGCTGGCACGGTCCAACCAAGACAAGGTGTCTGAGATAGGATTCGAAGTCGATCCCCTCGGGCCAGCTAACCTCGTTGAACCAAGGGCCAAGGCTGGCAACTGGGCCCGGGCTCCAGATCAGATAGATCGCATATGAGATTGTCACCACGGCAACAACGGCCGGGAGCAATCTAAATGCCCTGCGTACCACGAACTGGATATAGCCAGTGTGCTCACCGCGAAGCTGCATGAAGAGAACCATGCCGCTCAAAGTAAAGAAAAGCGCGACTGCAAATGACGAGTTGATTATGGCTCGAGCAAACGCATGGCGGAGCCAATCCGTTTGCTCTGATGCCGTAAAGTGAATGTGAGAGAACACGACCACAAGCGAGGCGATTCCTCGCATCGCATCCAGAAAAGATAGCCTTCGTTTCATCCCATGCCCCGCCTTAGCGGGCATGTTTGTACCACCTCAACCCATAGATTAGTCAACCCACGGTAGCCGAAAGGGGCCTGCCAATGCGAGAACCTGCGTCCATTCGGTACAATAATCCGGGCGCGATGTGGGGCGGGTCAGCCCTCGCCAAGAAGTGGGGCGCCGTTCAGACTGTCGGCCTCAACGACGGCCTCGGGCAGGGCAATAACATCGCTGTCTTCCCGACCAAGGTGAAGGGCGCCGCCGCTCAGATCGACCTCTGGCGCACCTCCAAGAACTACCACAACAAGCGGCTTCAGGACGCAATCCACACTTGGTCCGGCGGCAATTACGTCTCGTCCTATATCGCCTTCCTAACCAAGCGCGTCCCCGGCCTGACGCCGGATACCGTCATTGATGATGACTTCCTGAGGTCTGGGACGGGCCTTGCGATGATGAAGGCGCAAGCCTGGCACGAGGCCGGCAAGCCGTACCCCATGACCGATGCCGAGTGGCGGGAGGCCCAGGCGCTGGTTTTCAGCCCGAAATCGTCCGCCGCCAAGACCGTCGCCAAGAAGTCCGGCCCGATCGTCGCGGGAGGCGCGGCTGCCGAGAGCGCCCGCCAAGCTGGGCTGTCTGTCGGCTGGATTATCGCAATCGGCGTCGCCGTTGCCGTCGTGGCTGCATTCCTCGTTTGGAGGTTCAAGAAGTGATTGACTGGATCAAGGAAAAGTTCGCCGCCGTTCGCGAGACCCTGAAGGGCTGGAAGACGGTCATTATCGGCGCTGCTGTGGCGCTGCCGCTCTCGCTGCTCGAGATTCTGCAAGAGCTTCAGCTTGTCGATCTCAACTCGGTCTTGCCGGAGCCGTGGGGCGCTCGCCTGGCGCTCGCCGTATCGGTCGCCATGATCCTGCTGCGGCTGATCACCAATACGCCGGTCGGCAAGAAAGCTGAATAGCGTGTGGCAGATCCTCGCCAGCCTGATCGGCGGCCCGGTCGTTAACGGCCTTGTCGAAGCCTACAAGCAGAAGCTTGCATCCGGCAATACGTCAGAGCGTATCGCGGCAGAACTGGCGCAGCGCGAGCTCTCGGTTGAACAGCGCGAACGTGAATTAGCCGTTCAGCAGAACATCGCCGACGATGGCAGGTGGTGGACGGCGGCCCCTCGTGCGGTCGTCATGTGGTCTTTCGCGATCTTTGTCGCGAAGTGCGTCGTCTGGGACAACGTTCTTGGCCTCGGACATACCGACCCCCTTAACGGGGATATTGCAACGTGGGCTGGTTGGCTGATGGCGCTCTGGTTCGGAGGTCGCTCGCTCGAAAAGGTGGCGAGGATCTTGCGACGGTGACACAGGAAGAAATTAAGGTCGTAATCCAGGAAGTCCTGGCAGAGCAAAAAACCGACCACGACGAACTCGTACTGAAGACGATATCCACCATTCTCACGTCGTTCGGCATTGAAGACGACGACCGGAAAGAGATCAGGGCGGATTTCGTCCATCTCCGCAAGTGGCGCAAGAGCGTGGAGCAAGCCCAGAGCTACACGTTCAAGACCATCATTACAGTGATCGCGACCGGCGTCGTCGGCGCGCTTTGGATGGGCATAAAGGCTGCGTTGGGCAAATGATCCGCGCAACCATCCTAGCGCTCACGGCGGCAATTCTGCTCTGCCTGTGGCTCGACAGGCCGGCACCAGTGAAATCCGTTCATGTTGATTACTGCGTGATCTCATATCGCACCAAGGTTGTAGATATCTTTGGCAACCCGCGCGTCGTTTGGGCCAAGGGTTACGGCCCGTGTTCTCTGCTCGACAGGTACGAAAACATATAGGAGCTTTCATGGATCGCGGGGGAACGGGATGGATCATCTTCATCCTGGGCTGTGTCATTTCGTTTGTTTTCTTGATCACTGCATTGGTCGGCGTCGCTAGAGCGCACGACCACAATCATCCCGAGCTAGACGGTTGGTTCAGATCTCTACACAGCAAGGGCGGCGCCTGGTGCTGCAACGGAGACGACGCTGAGGAAGCCGAATGGGACACATCTGGCGGCAAATACCGCGTCAAAATTGACGGCCAATGGATTGACGTTCCAGACGAAGCGATCGTTGAAGGACCTAACCGTGTCGGCGGGGCGCGGGTGTGGTCAATGCATCAGGACGGCAAGCCGGCCGTTCGGTGCTTCCTGCCGGGGTCGCTGATCTAGATGGGAGCGAAACTCCTCTTCTTGGACATCGAAACCGCTCCCATCCTTATGACGTCGTGGTCCATGCGGCCACCCTACGCCGGAGCGGTGTGGGTTGAACGCGACACCTTCATCCTCATGGTGTCTTACAAGTGGGGGCACGAGCGGCGTGTCCAAACAGCGTGCCTTCCTGACTTCCCTGGCTATGGCCGCAATAAGTACAGCGATAAGGCTTTATGTCGCCTATTGCATGGTCTGCTGGATGAAGCGGACATTGTTGTCGCGCACAACGGCGATGCCTTTGACGTCAAAAAGATCAACAGCCGCCTCATCGTCAACGGCTTCCAGCCGCCGAGCCCATACAAGACAATCGACACGCTGAAGATCGCGCGCCGGGTGTTCAAGTTCGACAGCAACAAGCTCGACAATATCGGCCGGTATCTCGGGGAGGGGCGCAAGATTCCCAACACGGGAGCGGCACTCTGGCGCGGCTGCGTCGATGGCGACGAGGTGTCGTGGCGGACAATGCGCCGCTACGGCAAGCAAGACACGGCGCTTTTGGCGAATGCTTATGACCGGCTGCGGTCTTGGGCGCCGAACCATCCGAACCTGAATCTCTACAAGGCATATCAGGACAAGGCCGGATGCCCGAAGTGCGGCAGCGAGCACGTCCAGCGTCGCGGCATCGCCGTTAAGCTCTCGTCCAAATATTACCGCTTCCAATGCAACGATTGTGGCGGCTGGTTCTCTGGGATGAAGGTGACATGAGCTACAGAATCCGTGAAGTGGATGGCTTCGAAGAAAGCGATACACTCGCGGAATTGCATGGCCTGACCTTCCTTGACGAGGCCAAGGTGCCGAGCTTCGAGGAGGGGCACTGGTGGCTCTGCTATCGAGATAAGAAGCCGGTTGCGTTCGCAGGATTGGTGCCGTCAGTCTTCCCGAAAGCCGGATATTTTACCCGCGTCGGCGTCGTACCTGAGCACTCCGGCCACGGGTTGCAGTTGCGGTTCATGCGAGTCCTGGAGCGGCGCGCTCGATCGAACGGCTGGGGCATGATCGTGTCTGATACGACGGACAACGTACGCTCTGCCAACAACTTCATCCGCGCCGGATATCGGCTGTTCGAGCCGGAGCTGAAATGGGCGTTTCCGCATAGTTTGTATTGGCGGAAACTGCTTTAAATATAGCGTATTTCTGATTTTCGTGCTAGAGTGATTTGCATGCAGGAGGTGCAAATGGGCGAGATGATTGAGAGGGTGGCGCGGGCGATTTACGAGGGACGCAATGGCCGCGGCTGCAAGCCATGGAGCCTCCTGCCAAAAGCTCATAAAGAGCCCTACATGGCAGACGCCAGAGCCGCGATCGTGGCCATGCGTGAGCCCACAAAGGAGATTACCGCCATGTCCTACTGTGCTGACAACGCGGAGAACCTGTGGCCGGCCATGATCGACGCGGCCCTGAAATGAACGCACCTGAGATCGCCAACAAGGCCGCTGAACTTATCGGCGGCGATCGTGCCGAGGCCCATGGGGACAAACACAAGACCTTCGCCAGGATTGCCGCCTATTGGACAGCATACATCCAGAACCGCCCAGATCCTGCGGCGCCGATCAGCGCCATGGACGTCGGGTTCATGATGGCTGACTTGAAGAAGGCTCGAGCGCAGGGCGGCGCTATGAACGCGGATGATTTCGTTGATTTCGTTGGGTACGGTGCTTGTGCCGGCGAGATCGCACTAAAGCAGTACCGCCGCTAACGCATCCCCACAATTTGACCTGACCAGGCTCGCTTACGCGGGCCTTTTTCGTGCTGGAGAACACATGGCTTTTGGAAAAATGGGCGCCCGAGGGGGCTTTGGGTCCGCCGGTGTCCTTGGGGGACTGAGGGCCCTCTACCCGGTGCTGGGCGTGCTAACCTCGCCCCCGACTGCTACGTGGAAGGGCAACGGCACAACCGCGATCACGAGCCCGGTCACCTACAACCAGCTCAGCGGCGTCTGGCGCTATCTGAATGCCACGGCAACTCACGCCTCTGGCTACTATCAGGTGACGCCGAGCACGGCCGAGGGGTTCATTGCGGACACGGAGACCGCTTCGGACGAAGTTGATCTGAGATTCCTGCGCTTCAATTCCTCGATCAACGTCTTCGTTAACAGGCAGCCGATTTCAGCCTCTGGGTTCACGACGGACGCGGCTGGTTCGGCGGATCTGTTGCAGTTGCGTTTCGCGGGCACTCCCCTTGAAGGGACCGTCAAGCGCATTCGCGTCTACGGGCGCAATGTCCTTTTCGCCGGCATGTACATCTCAACCGGGAAGACTGCTGCAATTCCGACGAACAATCGCCCCGTCTACGCAATCGAGGGTGATAGCTACACTGCCGACACGGGCGCTGGTGCTCCCGGTCTAGCCTATTACCGCTATTGCTTCGAGGCACTTGGCTACGACGTGGTGATGGATGGCGTCGGCAGCACTGGTTATCTTACGGCGGCCGGCGCGACCGCCGCTGAAACCCGAATGACCAATAGGATCGGTGTTCTTCCGTATGCTCCGGATCGCATCGGTATCCTTCTAGGATTGAACGACGCGGGCGGCAACATGACCACGCTCGCGACCAATCACGCCGCGACGGTCGCGGCTGCTAACACGGCGCATCCGGGCGTTCCGGTTGACACTTGGGGGCCATGGACACCTCAAGGTGAGACGGCCAATCTGGCCTTGGTGAAGAACGCACTGATCGCATCCGCCGCGGCGAACAACAGCGCGTATTTCAACATCGCGGACATCATCAATTCAGGGAATAAGGCGACTTACGGTCTGGCCTCAGAGGCGCCCAACTACGTCCACCCGAACGCTGATGGTCACATCTTTCTTGGCGGACAGATGGCGATCCTCGGGCGCGCAGCGGGGATTATGGTGTAAGGAGAGGCATCGTCCGCCAAGGCCCCAATATCTGGATCAGAGGCGCTGGCGGGTTTCTCAGCAAACTTTCCGCGAAGCGCCTATGTTCTTCCGCCGTTGGATGGACGCCATCCCATGAAAAGTAACTGTCGCCAACCATTACTAGTATCGGTTTGCGTACTGTCTTCACGGGCATCAGTGACGACGCCCGAACAATCGCGGGAGCCGCCACAAGCGAGATCAGCCCGGTGATGAGTGAGCGGCGGTTGATCACTGGGACGGCTCCTCTGCTCGAATGGCATTGGGTTTAAACTTCACCAGAAAAATCGTTTCGTCTGCTCCGCAAGAATAGCACTTCTCGAAACTGCTGCCTGCCCAATCGCTACCGGCCCATATAACATGCTGCTTAGGTTTGAAGCAATATCCGCAGCACGGGAACGACTTATCAGGGTCATCAGGACGACAGCACGGCTTGATGTGCAGCATCCCATTGGAGTGACACTGGCACTTGCATTCGCTTCGATAGGGAAGGTCAGTCATGCTTATTTCCTCAAGGCGTATCCAGCACAGATGGCTCTTCGCCCTCAAATGTTTCTTCCCACTCGAAATAAGCCTTGTTGAGCGCAGCTTGTATCTCGCTTTTTCGACTTAGCAAACCATCTGCGGTCGCAGCGTGGTCTGGAAAAGCTTTCTTAAATAGCCCGAGCAGGTTGTCCTGGCAGTGGCTGCACCAGCCATCAGCCGTAAGCATGATCTTCACGACCTTCCCTGCTTCATCGTTTGTCATAATCATTTCCTCTAATTCAATTCCGGAACCAGCTCACCACGATCGCGACCAGCACCAGGGCGATCATGCAGACGACGGTTTGGCGACCGCGGCGGTTCATTGATTCCTCAGGGGATAAATTGGATGGGTGGCTGGTCCCTCGGGGCTACCACCTCGCCGTGCACTTCGACCAACGCGGCGTTACCGCTCGCTGCATCCAAACTCAATCTAGCACAGTTTCAATGTCTCAGGGAGACCGTGGAAGTCCCTTCTTCGTCTCCCGCCGGAAGCACTTTAGGGCAGCCGCTGCCGGGCCGGGGACGCTATCAGCGTAGATCCAGCGCCGAATAGTTGATGTGTCGATTTCGAGGGCGGCAGCCATTTTCGTCTGCCACCCTCGATCGCCGTATAGTTCTTGGCCGATCTTGACTAGCTCAGCCGCGTTCACTCTCGACCTCGCGAATGAACCGGAACACGCCTTCCGAGAAGCCATCGATATGGACCCAGGGGCCATAGCCGACGCCGTTCTTGGCTGACGCGACGTTGATCATATAGCCCCGCTTCGCCGCGTGCGGGACCGCATCATGGGACTGCTCGTCGGTGATGACGATCAACCGATCGTGCGGCATCTGGTTGATGGCCGAGACAGCCTGCCCGAGATACGTTCCGCCATGCGGCTGCGAACGAATAATCGCATCCACACCGGCCATGCCGCGGCGGGGCGGCACCTCCACAAGCTGATGCGAGAACGTGAACAGCCGAATATCTCCGGGGAAGATTGCCCCTAGAGCCGCCGCCGCATCGATGCGCCGCAAGTCGGACTTGGCCGAAAGCTTCTCGTCCATTGATCCCGACACGTCCACAAGGATTATCGTCTTGCCGAGATAGACCGGCATTTCCGATATTGCCTCGCAAAGCGCCTGATCAATATAGGGCTCGTACTGCGGAGCCGCACGCGCCGCCGCGACGTAGCGGAACGGCAGAACGCGCTGAGCACCGTTCTTGCGGGCAACGATAGCCTCCCTCACCAAGCCGTCATCGACGCCGGCAGCCGCCATGTTCCGCAGGTTGCGGAGCAGGGCCAGATAGCCGAGCTTGCCTTCTCGCAGCAAGCGCTCGAACGCCTCCTTTTTATCGGCGCCGCCAGACAGGGCGACCTCCCAAGTGTCGGGGGCGTCAAGAGTCCGCTCCTTGACACGCTTCCAGAGCGCCGCCTGCTCATCGTTGGCCGGCTTCGGCCGAACCATGCGCAGAACGTCACGGAGTTTCACGGCGCCGTCGCGGTCATACTTGGCGAGCTGGTAGGCATCAAACTTCGGAAAAGCCTTGGCAATGCCCTTCCGCATCTGCGAGGGGATCATTTTCCGGCCGTTCCGCCAGTAGATCGAAAGAAGCTCACCGGGCTCATCGGCGCGCTGGAGGACGCGGGCAACAGTGTCGGCAGTCAAGGCCGTGCCGGTCTTGGAAAGGACATCCAAGAGCAGAAGCGGAACGTGACGGAGATTGAAGACCTCTCTGGCCTCGATCGCCAGCGCAGCCAGGGATTCCGGCTTCACCTTCGCGGCGGTCTCGACAATACGGTCCGCGATCATAGCGCCGTCCTCATAGAACTCCTTCTCCCAAAGGAGGCAGGAAAGGACAGACCGGCGAAGCTGCTTTTCGGGGGAAAGGTTGGCGACCGCCGGAGCACCTTCGAAGGTGGCGGTGTAGTTACGAGCGGTGACATTTAAGCGAGCCATTGACGTTCTCCTGTTGAACGCCAGGCACTACGATACCGAGCAAGTGTCGAGGACGGACTATGGGCCGAAGCCCGCTCTATGCCAAGAAGTAGCCGTACTCTGCAGCGTCGATATCGTAGTGCCCAGCAAGTAGCGGATACGGTCGTTTCGTTTCAAGAGAAGTAACCGTAGCCTTCAGCGTGGGCAGAATGCTTATCGTGCATTTTGCACGGTTTGTCAAATCCTATTTTGGGGGGTGTGGCACTGATTGCCCAGCACTGCGCCGGCCCTTGATGTAGGTAAGCAGCAGCTCTTCGAATGCGGTTAACAAAGCGCAGATGCAAACAACTGCATAAGGTCCGCGGAAATCCCGCAGCGCCGTCTCAGGCAAATAGCCGGCCAAGAACAGCCAGAATGCAAAGACGGCAAAAGGTCTGTACATGGCTCTCTCCGTGTTCGCTTAGCTGCGCTAGAGCCCCAAGAAGCCAAATACGCTGTCGCTATGGCGCGGCGCAGGCGGCGGCACATTGTCCCTTAGTTCCTGGACGATGCCCCACCAGACCCATACCGGGGGAGCGTCGTTGCCCCAGCCGTGGGATCTTGCACGCATGAAGACGCGATCTCGACCTACCTCGTCGATGGCTTTTTCTAGCGCTTCGTCCATAGTCTTGTCCTCTCTGCTCAGGACCGCTGACGCCCTAGATAACTACCGGACGGCACTACATCTCGCTTTGCCTTTAGTCGCACGATCTGTTCGCGGAGACGCTCGATCTCGTCAGCCGCCTTAAGGTGCCAGTATCCGGGGGGGTCTCCGCCTACCGGACACCTCAGAATATCTACGATATCACCTTGAATTTTCTTGGACATCCATCTCATCCTCGTTGTTCGGTCAGGACGGCGACGGCCGCCACGCTTCGTTGTCGAAGAACGGCTCAAGTTCGATCCAGCGGTGTTCGATGGAGCCCTTGAAGTCCAGCAAGTCAGCAAGCCGCTCCCCCAACCCCGGCAGATTCTTCACCCTCCAACGGTTGCTTTCTGGCGTCCAGCGGCAAAGCTCAATTGAGGGCGATGATGATGCAGTCCACAAGATGAACCATCGGCCATCCCGCGGCGCCGTCTTGATCGGCTTCCACTCAAGCTTCACGTCTCGTTCGTACATGGTCAATCACTTCCCATTCGTCTGCTCTGAACCCGGAAGCGTCTCCCAGGCGTTGATGGCCTTCTCGACCTCGAACGACTTAACGCAGAGGGGAGGGCAGTTCGGGAAACGGCAACTCAGGCTGCAACAGGCCCTGACCGCCTGTGCAAAGCGCTCCGGCTGCTCCTTGCGGTAGTTGTGTTGCATAGGGTGGCCCATATTCTACTGATCAGTGACTAAATACCCACCGCAGCAGCAGCCACGTCAAGACGGCCAGGACTGCGAAGTAGGCTATGATTTCTAGCGTCTGCATGGGTGACCTTGCCAGAGTGCGGAAGTCCTACGCGGCCTTCGTGGCGTCTGGCGCGAGGTCCATCAGCGTGTCAGCTTCAAGTTCGCTGCGATACCGGCACCAGGCCGAGCGGAATTCAGTAGCCTCTGGCTCGCTGATCCAGATACCGTTGGCCCAAACATCATGGCCACAGTCCCAGCGCGTGTGCTTCGTGATGACCATGATGCCGGGGATGGTGTGCTTGTCCCACTTCTCGATGTGCTGAACGTCGGCGAGAGGGACGATCACATTGGCGCCGCTGTAGATGCTCTCGGTGACTGTTTTCATTTCAAATTCTCCTGCGTTCGAGCTGGGCGTATCGTCAGCGAGTTCAAGCCGGCCATGGTCTCGTCATGGCCCGGTAGAGGGTGCTCTACGGGCTCGGTAGTAAGCGCCGCTTGCCACCAACGCCACGCCCGGTCCTTATCGGACTCGTCTTCCATGATCCAAGGACGTTTGGCCCAGGCTTTCTCAAATCGGTCGCGCTCAGTCGTCGTTTCTCTCGCCACGCCCGGATATTGGCACTCGTCTTCGCACTCGTGGCCGTCACAGCCTGGGCAAGGTGTCTGGTTGCTCATGGGTACCTCCTCAGTGACCTCGTCAGTATGTGGCGGCCGTCACCCGAACCACGGGCACGCCGGCAACCTCTGCTCGGCGGATCATGTCCGCGGTTCCTTTGCCGCCGGGGAAGGCGATGACCATGTGCGGCTTGCACTGGTCTAGCATCCGCTGATTCCGCATCGGTCCTGCTGCTTTCCCGTCGCGCTTCCAGTCGGCTGGATAGGCGTTGCTGGTGACGCCATTCGCCTCCGCCCACTTCTCCGCGAGCGTATCAGCACCACGCGCTGCCCCGTGGATGAGCATTACGATGGGATTGGCGGAGTGGGCGGCGTCGAGAACCATGTTCAGCGACTTGGCGTCGCTGTAGTCTCGGCCGCCGCAAACTAATACCTTTTGTTCCATCACAGACCTCAGTGCGGGAGCTGCTCAAGCAGCAGTTCGGAAAGCTTGCGGGCGAGATTGTAGATGTCGACGCCCTCAAGATCGCTCGGGATCGAAAGCCGGGCCGTCTTCAAGCCGACCTGAGCATCGCGGTCTGGATCATTTCTGATCCGATCGTTCGGGTCGAATATGATGTGGAGTGATGCCATAGTGGTTCCTCAGTGATCACATCGCAGGGACCAGACCGCCGTCGTCCGCCCATCTCATCTCTCGATGAGCAATCGGATCGGCCAGTTCAGCGGCATCGGCATCGAGGCGGTTGCGCCACCTGATCTCGGCCTGGATCTCCTCGATCAGGTACTCAGCAGCCCGGTATTCCGCCCACCAGCAATTGGTCGTGGTGCAGGCAAGTGAGGCGCTAAGGAGCTTCTCAAGCTCTGGCGTGGATGCCTTCTGGATATGTTCGAACATCCCGCTGTAGCGCTCGGCGTGGGGCGCCAAGAGCCTCTTCTCGTCCTTCGTCAGCCATCGGTGTTTCGCCAT